CCCACAATAAAACGGAGGCGCGTCTGCCCAATCTGTAACTTCAGAATAACCACAATTGAATTGCCAATCACAATTGGTAATGATGTCTTTTTAGAAGAGGAAAGCTAATGATACTCAAGTCATGGAAGTTTAAAGGCTTCGACCAAGATATGCCCGATTGGGTGCAGGAGAACTCAGGTAAGCGACCGGGCAATCAAAACCTGTTCGTCTACACACAAGAGGGCGAACTGCCTTGCCAGATCGGTGAGTGGGTCGCAATAAGTCTGAGGGGCCACCTCACAATCCACCCAGATAAGCCACACTCAGCAGTGCTAATGGTAGGCAAGGAAGTGATGGCTGGTGTAGCCTTTACTGTCTGCGCTCTCGCATTTGTTGTAATAATGCTGGCTTGGTGATAAGCAACAAATACTGCTCGACCTCGTCACAAGCCAGTGACCTCGTCAAACTAGACCCACCCGGCTAGGTTTCGCACTACGACGGTGGGTCTTTCTTTTTTCAGTGATCCACACTACATTACAAAAAATACAGCTCACCACTGCAAGAAAGGTCACGGCATGGCAAAAGCCAAGAAAACAATGGGAAGACCTCGATTTGAGGTCACACCAGAAGTCCTAGAGAAAACTGAAAGCCTTATGGCTAAGGGTCTAACAGTAGATCAATGCGCTGGAATGCTGGGCATTTCACAGTCAACATTCTATCTTTATCAGGCAGAGTTTTCGGAGTTTTCGGAGGCTATAAAAAGGGGGCAGGTTCGTGGCATAGATGCCGTGACCAATGCGCTCTTTGAAAATGCTACCGTAGATCGCAACGTGCCGTCCATTATTTTCTGGCTCAAGAACCGTGGTGGAGGCGATTGGGTGGATAAAAAAGAGATCGCAGCCACGGTAGAGCAGAACCACATCATAGATCTTACGAGGATACCCGATGACCAACTCGACGCAATTGAGGCAGCATTTAGCAGGATTGAAGATCGAACAGGTCAGAGCAGAGCGCATGAGGCGCAGTCTCAGACAATTTACCAAGGCAGCGTGGCCGACGATTGAACCGGGCGTAGAGTTCCAAAACAACTGGCACGTCGATGCAATCAGTGACCACCTGCAGGCCGTGGTCGATGGCGACATCAAGCGACTGATCATTAACGTGCCCCCAAGACACATGAAGTCCATCAGCGTGGCCGTTGCATTGCCTGCATGGACGTGGACGCACCAGCCGCACAAGAAATTTCTTTACGCATCTTACGCAAGCTCCCTTTCAATCAGGGATAGCACCAAGTGCAGGAGGTTGATCGACAGCCCGTGGTACAAAGACCACTTTGGCGATAAGTTTCAGCTCACGTCAGATCAGAACCAAAAGCAGCGTTTTGAGAACGATAAGACAGGCTACAGGATCGCAACGTCAGTTGGCGGCGCTTTGACTGGGGATGGTGGCGACATCATCTGTATCGATGATCCACACAACGTAGTGGAAAGCGACAGCTCCAAGGTGCGTGAGGGCGTCCTAGAGTGGTGGGATCAGGCCATGCAAACACGCCTTAACGATCCACGAACTGGCGCCTTTATCATCATTATGCAGCGCGTCCATGAGCAAGACCTAACCGGGCACATCCTAGCCAATCAACTTGGCGATGAGTGGGATCACCTAATGATCCCGGCAAGGTACGAAATTGGCGCGCCAAATCCTATGAGATCCAGCCTTGGCTTCACAGATCCACGCACCAAGGAGGGTGAGCTGCTTTGGCCTGCAAGAATTGATGAGAAGACCCTATCGACCCTAGAGCGCAGTCTCGGCTCTTACGCAGCCGCTGGGCAGCTACAGCAACGTCCTAGCCCCAAGGGTGGCGGTATACTCAAGGCAAGCTGGTGGGTTCCGTGGGAAAGCCAAGATATGCCAGAAGTCGAATATGTTTTGCAGTCTTGGGATACAGCGTTCGAGGCCAAGGAAAGTTCTAGCTTTAGTGCTCGAACAACTTGGGGCGTGTTTCGCCATAAGGGCGCAATGTGCGCTATCGTGCTGGAGTGCTGGTACGACAAAGTCAGCTACCCAGAACTACGCAAGATTGCCCAAGAATCCTACGAGGAGTGGGAGCCCGACGCAGTGTTGATCGAAAAGAAGGCGTCTGGCCAGTCTTTGCTGCAGGATTTGCGTATGGCTGGTGTTCCAGTATTGGCATATTCTCCTGACCGGGATAAGGAAGCCCGTGCTCATGCCAGCTCTGCACTTTTGGAAGACGGCAGAATTTACTACCCATCTGACAAGAAGTGGGCTAAAGATTTAATAGATATTGTTGCGGCGTTCCCTGCACACCCCAATGATGATGTTGTAGATACCTGCACGCAGGCGTGGTTAAGATTAAGAAAAGGTTGGTTCCTTGGGCATAGTGAAGACCCAGAAGAAGACGAAATAAACGAACCTCAGAGGATGACACTGTATGGCTGATCCAAAAATTATCCCATTTGCTGAAGGCTTACCTGACGACAGCCTAATGGTTGAGGAGCTTCCCGACGGCGATGTTTTAGTTGGCGATCCAGAATTAGACGCTATGGACGAAGCTGATTCAGCTCAGTTCGACCAAAACCTAGCAGAGACAATTGATGAGCGTGAACTAAAGCGCAAATCACAAGAGCTAATCAGCTATTACGAAAATGACCGTGCTGCCAGATCCGAATGGGAAGAGCGTTACAAAGATGGCCTCAGAACATTAGATCCAGATGGCGGCATGGAAGAGAACGAAAATGAGCGCGCAACACGCGGCTTATCAACAGTTGTGCACCCGCTGATTGCAGAGGCCGCTACGCAGTTTAATGCCAAGGCAATCGCAGAGCTTTATCCGTCAGGTGGCCCGGTCAAGTCGGTCGTTATCGGAACTCCAGATCCAAAGGTCGAGGAGCAGGGGCGCCGCGTCCGTGAATTCATGAACTACCAGATCACGCAGGAAATGCCTGAGTATTTCCCTGATCTTGATCAGATGCTGTTTCACCTGCCGCTGATCGGTCATACGTTTAAGAAAGTATGGTGGGATGCTAATATGGATCGGCAGTGTAGCCAGTTCGTAAAAGCCGAAGACTTTGTGGTCGCCCCAGAGAGCAAAGACTTATACACCAGCCCACGCTACACCCACGTCATCCGTATGCCGAAGAATGATTTCAACCGCTACGTCAAGAACGGATATTACCTGCCATCAAAGTATGGCGATGGTGGTGACGGTATCGATCCGTCGGACGATGTTATTGGTGAGATTGAGGGCGTAGATCAGTACGACGATAGCAACGATAACGTAATGACACTGCTCGAAATGCACGTCTACGATTTGTTCGATGGCATTGACGGCGAGGAAATGGATGACGACGACGAGGACGACAACGCAGTGGCGATCCCATATGTCATCACGATTGACTATGACAGTCAGGCTGTCGTGGCGGTTCGCCGTAACTGGCGCGAAGACGATGAGATGAAGAAGCGCCGCGACTGGTTTGTGAGCTATAAGTTCCTGCCCGGTCTAGGGTTCTACGGCTTTGGTCTTTACCACATGATCGGTGGATTAGGTAAAGCGGCGACTGGATCTTTACGCGCATTGCTCGACAGTGCAGCCTTCTCGAATATGCAGGGTGGATTTAAGCTGCGTGGTCGCGTTCAGGGCGGCGATATGCAGATCTCCCCCGGCGAGTTTGTTGACCTCGACAGTACGGTTGATGACGTAAACAAGGCAATTATGCCACTGCCGTTTAAGGAGCCGTCGGGCTCTTTGTTTAACTTGCTTGGATATATGGTTGACGCAGGCCAGAGATTTGCCAGCACCGCCGACTTAAACATTGGCGACGTAAACCCGAATGCCCCAGTTGGCTCCACGGTTGCGTTGATCGAGCAGGGCTCCAAGGCATTTAGTGCAATTCATAAGCGCCTGCATTACGCGCAGGGCCAAGAGTTTAAACTTCTTGCGGAACTTAACTCTGAAAATCTCCCTGACGAGTTTAGCTTTTCGCAGGCGGGAGCTGCGGAGGTTATCTATCGTTCTGACTTCGATGATCGCATTGATATTGTCCCAGTGAGTGATC